TGTTGTCTTGGCAAGATCTACGAGATAACGCAGTGTCTCTGGTATTTCGACTTCGTTCCAACGAGCCGTTAAACCATTAACCAGCTTATGTATAAATGCTGCTGCCTTCCATTTACCGAGGTCGGAACCAGTCCCTTCGGGGCTAGCCGGCCTAACGTCTATGCCTTGGTAGAAATCACCGCCGCATGACTCACGAAAATTATCATGAACACAGGTTTTCTCCATATTCATCATAAAACCGAGGTCAGTAAGAACACTAACAACGGCACCGTGCATACCTATGGGGTAAATTAAATCATCCCCAAATACTGAAATGGTACCACGGATTTTCGTTAAAACCTGAATCGCCTTCAATAGGGCATAAAACAGGAGCGTTTGAAGAGGAAATGTAAAACCGATACCCATTGTCATAAAGCTTTGCATTTGGATACAACGTTTGTCCAGCATGAGGTTATTTAATCGACCTCTTTTAAGTTCGCTGTACCAACGACGTGGAACAAGTCTGTTAACAACCGATGGTGTAAAACAATCGGAAGCTGAGGACAAGTCGGCAGTTACAAGTCTCATGGTCCTAGAAGCTTCTTTTGCAAGATGCTTATGTATTTCCGGTAGTTTGGAAATATCTAAACCATAATTCATCAACCGTTTCTCAATCATTTTCCCCAAACCATAGGAGTGGAGCGTTCCAATCAAAGAATTGGGTGACATACCTCTAAAGATCTTAAAGCTTTTCGGTACACAAATGTGGGTTAGGGCATATAACTGTCTATAGGAAGGACCCATAGCCTGAAGTAAACTATCTCCAGGTAAGTAGTTTTTACGAAACCACTCAACATGACCATGGCTACCCGTAAACGGGTTACTTAATTTGTCGTCCAAGTAACTTTTCGCTGTCGGGAAACCGGCACAAGCTTTGACGCCAAACCTCGCTAACCTAATATGCTCTTCGAGATCATAGGTACCAAGAACATCTGATACCATCGATCGAGCAAGTTGGGTGACTCGCAATGTAGACATTTTTAGTTGTCTATGTTGGCCGATACGTTCCTGAACATCCAAAAACTTGTCGGTTGTTGCGCGCTTAAGGTCCTCGTTAGAGTATAAATCGTCAGTAAAGCAATATCGCTTTAAATAATTCTTCAGCTGATATATGCATTTGTACAGATAGGGTGATTTAAGCCCTGCAGGTTCGGGGAGTTCTAAGATAGCTAATCGCAACTCTTTATACGCTTTTTTCTGTATACAAGAATCGATGATCTCGGAGATCCCCCCATAACTATTACCTGTACATTTGCAATTGGCCGTAAGGTCAGATACCAGATGTTTAAACACTAGGGCGATGGTAACATCCGTGGAAAGGTTTTTTCTTTCTGCATTCGTACTCATGGTATGATGTCCTATAAGTAATTGTGATACAACGAGCTAGGCTTTATTGCCTGCAACCCAGAACGAATCGAAGTCACTATCGAAGAGAACTTGCGCCGCCTGTTTCCTCATTTCAAGGAGTTCAGCAGAGGTACTCTCTTCAGTAAATTCAAGGTCCACCCGTACCAACGGGTATTGTACCGAAAGATCGGCCATAACTTTTGGCCGTGTAAGTGTAGCAGAAAATTTACCTTTCTGAAACGTACCGTCCGCTTTCTTCATAGGCATTCGTGCCTTGAAAGTAACACCTGGTCTGACACGAAAGTCAGATACAGACAAATCGGACACGTGAACACCTGATACAACATTCATACCATCAGTATTCAACGTAAAGGAGGTACCGCCGGTTGCACTCAG